TAATGAGATTGCCTATAATTCAGGTGATACTAAGGATGATCTGCTAGATAAGATCACACTTGCTGGGGAGGGACCAGATGAAGGTTAAGGAGATTATGGAAAGGGCAGGCACGGTCCAAACAGGCCGTGCTATTGCCTATATAAAGGATGCTTTAGATGAGATGAATATTTTATCTGAAACTCATGTAACTACAGAGCGTATTGACATTACTAAGGATCAAAGATTTTATGATCTACCTCAAGATTGTGTCAAGATACTTGATATTCGATGTAAGCATCATAACAATGAAGATAGTAAGTATAGGTCTATACCAAGGTCTATATATGAACCTACAATAGTGGATGAAGATGGCAGCTAAAAGACAATACGGATATTATATAAAAGGCAATAAAATAGCTATTATAGAGCGTGGTGTAGGCTCTGGTGTATGTAGCCTGTCTGGCTATAGCAATCAAACTACCTGTGAAGCAGCTGGTGGAACTTGGACTGAAAATGCTGCAAGTAAGGATGATGGTGAATGGATGAGTCCGATTGCAACAGTTGCAGATGGGCTTGAGATACAATATGCTTATAGTCCAGAATATTTTATTAAAGAAACTGATGATACTAATACTGCTCTTGATACATATAAATCTACTGGTGGATATTTAATACTGGAAGATACAGGTAGTGATAATTTTTCTGCATCACCAGAAAGTTTAGCTGATGGAAGCTATATTGTTTTAAGAAATGCTGGGAGATGGAATGGTCTGCATAAGGTTAGTGCAGCAGGTGCTGGCTATATTAATACGTATACAAAATATAGTGGCACAGGTGCTGCAATAGCCTTTGAAGAGACTGTAACTTTATATTATGGTGTAGATGTTTTTATTGATGAATCTTTTGAATTAGATCTCTCTAGGTATCAAGCTAATGCTGTAGTATACTATTTAAAGGCCAAAATGGCTGAAGATAGCCTAGATATGGAAGCAAGGGAGTTTTTCCTCAGGGAATTTAAAAGACAGCTAGAAAAGGGCAATTCAGCCCTTAAAAGAGGTCCTTATATTATACAGGGCTTTAAGGAAATGAGATAATAACAATAAACAAGCCCATTCACGGACGGTCAGTCCTTAGGGCAGGAGGTAAATAATGGCAACAAAAGGAATACATCAATATACGGTACAGGAGGCTACAAATCTAGTAGCACAAAGAAAACAGATAGTGGTAACGCCTACATTGACGACAAGTGCAATAGGTGGAGGTGATGTTTTAATAAACTCAGAAGAAATACCAAATGCAGTGCTCGTACCAGGGGGATGCTCTCTTTTGCGTGGTATTACTTTGGTAGACTATGATGATGATGCAATAGATCTAACATTGGTATTTACTCAGAATTCAGCTACTATGGCAGCTGTTAATTCTGCTCCCGATATAACTGCTGCAAATATAGTAACTGCAAATATTTTAAGTGCAGTTTATCTAGATAGAAGTGATATAGATCAGGTTGATATTGGAGCTGCTAAGATTGCCGAGTTTACAGCAACAGCTGGCGGTGGAAGTACAAGTGATACTGATACTGGGGCAGGCTTTATTCCAGTGTTTTTTCAGGCAGCAACACTTTCAACTTCGGTATATTTTAGCATCATAACAGCTGCTAATACTTGGGGTGCTGGTGATTTAGAGTTTCATTTTAATATAGAATATTAATTTAGGGATAATTAATGAGACCATCTTTGTTTGATCAATTGTATTACAATATAGATCTAGGTACATCTTCAAAGGCAGAAGCTCCTAATCAGCCGGCATTAACTCCGGCTCAGAGAACTCCTACTACTGATGAAGCTGGTCTTGATCCTAGACAGCAAAAAGCTCCTAAACAGTTTACTGGTATGAAGTTTACACATGCTCTTATCAAACATTTAGATCAACTTTATAGTAAGATGCTTGCAGGTGAGGTTAAAGAAATAGCTTCAGAGCCAGAGTATAATCCCAAGCAGAAGATAATAGAGGGTCAAACTGGTACTTTAGTCCTAAATGAGAAAGAAGCTTTCTATAATCCTGGTAATAGTGCAGTAACGGAAAGTACATAATGCCTTTTCCTAAGCTAAAAATATCAGACGATTCTGGAAATACAGTTGGCGTAACTGACAATAAGCTAGATGTTAATCTTGGTACTACTCCTACAATTGATATTGGTGATGTTGAGATTAAGGGGCATGCATCTATTGCTGATGGCAGTAATACTGACGTAGGAACATCTGCTGAATATTTATATGGAGATTCTACTAGTGTTGCATGTAAGCATGTTGATATAATGGCAGCCATTGCAAATACTGGCATTATCTATGTAGGGGCTACTGGCGTTACAACTGCTACAGGCGTAGCTTTATATGCTGGAGATGTTTATAGTGTAGATATAGAGAATCTAAATCTTATATATGTTATTGCAAGCGTTAATGGTGAGGATGTTCAATGGGTGGTATATAACTAATGGCTAGCAACGTAACAAGAGATCATCATAATCTTCGGAGAAATCTGAATCTGAATGGTAACTACATCTCTAATGATGGTGGTGATGAGGGTATTACTGTTGATGATAATGGGGGTGTGACACTCACTGGCGAATTAACTTTACCCTCCACTATCAATACTACTAGCTTTCTACTTAAGACTTCTGGCAGTAGCGTGCATATTACTAAAGATAGTCTAATTGATGACGATTTATTTCAAGTATTATCTTGGACTTATGCTGCGTCTCGTACTCATAAGTGGCTTTATGACCCTACTAATTACTTTAAATTGCATATAGAGGCTAATGGTGTAACAACTTTATCTACAGTAGATGCTGATGCTGGTGCTGGAGGTCATATTCGATTACTGCCTGATGGTTATGTTGGTATAGGAGAGGCTACTCCCCTTACTCCATTATCTGTATCTGGTGCTATTACAATTAAAGAACAAAGTACAACTCCTTCGGCAGATGGTGAAGATACATATGGACAGATTTGGATAAAAAATACAGACCCTACTGAACTTTGGTTTACTAATGATGATGGTGATGATATTCAGATGACAGAAGGTGCAACTTTAAAGCTTGGGACAATATCATTACCAGCTAATCAGATTACAGAAGGTACTGCTGAAGTAGAAATTAGTACTAGTGCTGGTGATGTTATTATTGCTACTGGTGACGTTGCTGGTGATATTATTTTTAAAGGTACTGATTCTGGTACTGATGAATTTTGTACATTTAAAACTAATGAGGGAAGTGGTAATGGTATTATGGGTTATGATGGTAGTCATCATCCTGCTTCAGAAATATTAGCACCTAGCAATCAAAGATTAAGACTTCGCACTCAAGGACAACAGCAGCCATTACAGCTTTTTTCTGGTCAAAATGTGCAAATAGGATGTTTCAATCAAGATTTTGATAATGAGACTTCTGGTGGAACTATACAAAAATGGGCAGGTACTGACCCTTTTACTGCAAGTGTTGGAGTAAACCATACATCAGGAATGTATGGTGGTAATATTAGAAATATACAGCATTCTGAAGGTGACAAAGTAGTTATTGGCATGAGAGTTAGACATGGAGCTTATGGTTCATCGCTTCCTGTTCAAGCTTTTGGAGGAGACCTTGCACATATTGTAGCTATAGTAAGTTCTACAATTTTTACAATTGATGTAGACCCTCTTGACACAGGTACTTTTCAATGGGAATTTATGACAGGTCTTTATTATTATCCTACTGCATATTGGGGTACTTCTTCTGGAACTTGGACAAATACAGAAGGATGGTTACATGATGGTATACCTCAAGAAGTAGACCAAGACCATACTGATATACCAGCTCAAGTTAGGGGAAGTGGCCCTGATGGGGGTAGAGCATCAATTATGGTATCGGTAGAAAGCAACCAACCTAAAGTATATCCTATACCAGTTAATAGTGGTACTGGTTTTCAATCAGTCTTTACAGATTCTACATGTGATTATAATCATACTGCTGGAGGCTCTCTACCAGGTGACCCAGCCAAGGCAACTATTACACATGATGATGATGGTGGAAAAATATCATTATTTATGAGCGTACATGGTACTGGTATTCCTGTGGGAGCTTATGTAGGAGAAGTTGTTAGTAATACTCAGTTTAGAATACATAAAGGGGGTGGAACTGGAGCAATAGATACTGATGACCGTGTTGCGGTAACTACAACTGCTACGGATGGTACTCTTACTTTTCGTGAGAGAGTAGTTTTTAAAGACCCTAGTGATGATGCTTGGATTGCAGCAGAAGTAGACGAAACTGGTGATGGCTATATTCAATTTGGAACTCATCATGAAAGTGGTTTAGGAAAAGGAAATCTGATTTCGATGGGTTATATGGATGGTAATGAATCAGCCGATTGGAACTTTACAGCAAGAAGAAAAATATCGATGAAGTCTGATAATTATTATCATAACGTTATTCAGCTTGATGCAGATGAAATATATCTAGGAGGTGCACATCATACTACTGTAACAGGACAAAATTATACAGAGGTTCATATTTCCGAGCAACTTTGGATAGATAATGCTACATGCAATATCCCTAGAATTAGATTGTATTATAGTGATGATGATAGTGCTAAATATTTGCATCTTGGTGCAGGTAATGCTCAGAAAAACTTACTGGGAGGTTTTCTTTTAAAGACCTCGGATACTTCAGGCGAGACTGTAATAACTACAGATAATGTAGGTGGCAGTGAGAATACATCTCATATAACTATTAAGCCAGGAGGAAATCTAAATTTAATACCAAATGGGACAGATAGTTTTGGTTCTGTTATTGTGGATAAAGATGTAACGGAAACAGATGCTGGTACATATACGGCACTGTCTGTTGATTTTGATAAGACTGGTACATCTTCAACTACCAATACACTAAATGGTATTCTTATAGATGTGACTAATGCTACTGCTACAAGTGGAACGAATACAATGTATGGTATTAATTGTACTCCAACTTTAACTCATGCTGCTGATGCTGGAATTTCACTTGTCATAGGTGCTTATCTCAAGGCAACTGGGGCTTCTAATGGAACAAGTACTAGTGTAGGACTTCGTATAGACCAGACTGTACTAGCAGATACTAATTTAGGCTTACAAATAAGAAGTGCTGCTGATGTTGTTGATTATTTTTCAATTTCCACTACAACTGATGGGGCTACTACAATGGCTACAGTAGAGGATGGTGGCGGTGCTACTGCTCATTTATCTTTAGATGCCGATGGTGATGTTATACTAGACCCTCATACTGGGATAACTAAATTCCAATTTGCTGGTGACCCAGATGATCTATGTACCATTAGTGTAGTTGCTAATGGTAAAACTACCATCGCTACAGCAGATAGTGATGGTGCTGTGGGGCATTTAAATATAGAAGCTGATGGTCATGTAGAGTTTGATGGGTGTGCAGTAGGATTTGATAAGGAGACAACTACATTTGCTGCTGCTGCTGTGACGAGTGAAGGGGATGATTCAACTGATATTGATTTTAGGCTGGGAAATAAGCATGAGCTAACACTTACTGATGATATTGCAGGTTCAGGTGAATATATAAATATGATATTTCCAGCTACTTCTGGTAATTTTATATTAGTATTGATTCAAGGTGTAGCAGATTGTACGGTTGCAAATGGAGGATGGAGAGCATATGCATCTGATGGAAGTTTATGTGATAATCTTGCAGGTACAAATGGTACAGACGGAAATGTTAGATGGGCTGGAGGTTCTGGCCCGACACTATCAACATCACAGTACGATATAGATATAATTTCAATATATTGGGATGCTGATAATCAGACAGCTTTTGCTGTGGCGAGTTTAGATTTCTAATATGGAACTACAAGAATGGATAGATGGAGCATTTAAAGAAACTGATACAGATTATACAATAGCTGGTATGAATATATTATATAAAGAAGAGAAAGAATATTTGAAGAAAGGTGTCAAATTATTATGTGATAAGCTCCATCCAAGCTCAGTATTAGAATTTGGCTTTGGTAAGGGATGGACTGCTACAGAGTTTCAAGCACAAGGTGTAAAGCGTCATGTAATACTTGAACCAAATAAAGAGAACTATCAGATGGCATTAGATTGGAAAGATAAGTATGATACAGATGTAGAGATAGTTAATATCTTTAGTTGGCAGTATGAAACTGATGAAAAGTTTGACCTTGTTTATGATGATAGGTTGGAAGCTATTAGCGAAGAAAGACATGAAATACAAATGAAGAAAATAATACCACTAAAGCAATGGTATGCTGGTAATGCCTTACAGAGTGATAATAGGAAAATATCTGACTATCCAATATTCTTTAAGATGGATGGTATTAACTATGTACAATCTTTAGCTAAATATGGAGAATATAAGTCATGCCAACTCAGTATCTAATGCCTACTTTTGATGCGCCTTCATCTTTAGCCTGGGTAGCTGTTGGCGAAAGCACAAGACATGAATGTCTTGATGACATTGATGGTGATACTTCTTATGTTAAATGTAGTGCTAATGGAAGGTCAATGATAATAGGATATATAAACCCATCTGAAATAGCGCCTCCTCATGGCAATTATACAGATGCTTTTGAAGAGCATGAAGTAGGCTCAATTACTTCTGTTAGATTTTGGAGTCAGGGGAGACATACTGGAAGGACTGGAACTGCTGATGTCGATATATCATTTCAATCTCCAACTGCTGGGTTTTCAGAAACTGCACAATATAACGCTAGTCCTAGTGCCTATACTGCTGTATTTGGAACTACAAGAACAACATCCGATGGTAGTAATCCTTGGACATATGCTGACCTAGAAGCTCTAACTATGAAGTGTACTAAAAATGGTACAAATGAAGTAAGGTTATCTACGTTATGGTTGGAGGTAGTATGGGTACGTGCTGACGGTAAGGCACCATTTTTTGGAGCAAATTTTTAATGCTAGATACACTTAAAACAACAGGAGCAGGAATGAGTGGGTGGTGGTTATCAATTAGTGGATGGTTCCCTGAGGTCGTAAGTTTAAGTGTGGGAATTGCTACATTAATATATCTTGTAATCAAGATAAGCAAGGAGATTGGAAAAACACAAGGAGAATAGTATGCCTAAATCGGATAAGGGTGTTGTCAAAAGAGTAATAGTGACACCAGACAAACACTTTCCTTTACACGATCAAAAAGCGATAAACTGTTTAAAACGAGCCATAGAGATAATAAAACCGGATGCTTACATAGATATCGGTGATGTAGGGGAGTTTCACGCTTTCTCTGCTTGGAAGTTCAAGCGAATAAAAAAGCCACCATTAGAGTACTTGATTGAAAGTTTTGATCAAGATGTGAAAGATGTAAACAATGGGATGGATATGATAGATGAATCTTTAGATAAGGCCAACTGTAAAGAAAGATATATTACAGAAGGTAATCATGATAACTGGCTTAATATGGCAGTTGAAATGTATCCATATCTACCACAATATAAGTTTGCCAATGCTGTAAGGCTAAAAGATAGAGGGTACACATACTACCCATTTGGTAAGGCTTTAAAGTTAGGAAAGCTTTACTTCTACCATGGTCATCAGTATGGTGGTCAATATCACACCGCAAATCATCTGAGAAAGATGGGATGCAATGTAATGTATGGGCATTGGCATGATTTACAACATATGACTGCAACTCATATGGATGGGCCTAAAGCCGCATGGAGTATTGGATGCTTGAAGGATATGAGTCCTAAATCTAATGATTGGCTTGCTAATAGAAATGTTAACTGGGCACATGCATTTGCTATAGTTGATTTCTATAAGGCAGGGTTATTTACAGTGCATGTAATACAGATAATAAACGGGAAGACCTCATTGTGGGGTGAATTGATAGAAGGCTAAAACAAATAAAGGGAGATATAAATGGATTGGATTACAAATAACTGGACGCTTTGCATAGCTATCTTTTGGATGCTAGAAAAAGTAGTTAAGTTGACGCCAATTAGCTATGATGATATTTTACTAGACATGGTCTGGGGAAGTATTAAAAAAGCGTTAGGTAAAAAATAATCTTGTACGGTTATATAACCTACTACTCTTGGGAGAGGAAGTGTACTACTCCTCCTTGTTACGCTCGGCTCACATGTTCAGACGGTTCGCTGACTGTTGTATACTCCTCTCCCCAAGATTCTAAGGAAGAAGATGCCTAAACAGCTATATAAGATAACTCAGTTTCATGGAGGTTTGAATAGCAGTTCAGATGCTAGAGATATATCTGATAATGAGCTATCTGAAGCTACTGATGTAATGGTGGATGAGTTGGGTAAGATTAGACTGATGGGTGGTATTACAGCTCATGTATCTGGCACCCCTGAAGATGATCAGGCAACTGGATGGAATAATGGATCAGATCCTATTGTCCCAGGATACGGGTTATTTTATTTTAGCCATGATAGGATTGGTGGAGAGAATAAAAGTAATTATTATGGTGTTTGTACTTCTGGCAATGATACCGCTATGACAGATAGCGGAGCTTCATTTATTTTAGATAATTTAATTGGGGGAACAATATATAATCAAAGGGATAATGTTTCAGATCTTATAGCTGACAATACGGGTACGGTAGTAACAACAGATGGGACTCCAGCCATGAGTTGGGCTGCTCTTCATCAGTACCATATTGATATGCCTAATACTGGGGATGACTATCTTTGTATATATGATGATAATGATCAGCAAGTTTGGCTATATAGTAGAGTGCGGGATGCATGGGATGATGATATTGGGACTGCTAATTCTGCCGTCATAGATCTTGGTACTACTGCTGGTGCAAAGCCATGTTTTTATGCTGTAGATGGAGCATTAAGAATAAGTGATGGTAATTTTGGTACTGGTAATACTAATAAGTGGTATGGCTATATTAGTAGAAGGCAATTTGGAAATGGAACTGATGGTCTTGATGTTTCTACCCAGCAACCTAATGGGTCTGCCTTTCGTGGATGGACGTCACAAGATCAGAATCTTACAGCACTTGCTATAAAATCTATAACTACTCGTGATGCTACCGGAGCTGCACCCGATATTGATGATCCTGTCAGGTTGGCAATTAAGGCTCCTGGGGCTGCTTATCCGTATTATATTAATACTGCTAGTGTATCAGAAGTTATTAGCTCAGAAACTCAAGTTATTAGAGTCAATTGTAATGTGAATCAAAGTATAAATACGATAACAATGGTTGATGATACATCAGATAATTTTGCTTCTTTTTGCATACCTGGAGACTTTTTAATAATGGGTGATACAGATCAAGCTGGTAATGCTAATGTTGTTATGGGTGTTTCTGCTGTAACTTCTGATGTAATTACAGTTGGAGCAGGTGGAGGTATAGGTACGACAGATACATCCACTCTTGTTACTATTGCAAATTTATCTCGTATGCATTGGTGGAGTGATGATACAAATGAAAGATACTTACAGTTTGCTATGTCAACTATTTATGATGGGAATCAGGAATCAGGCCTAGCTGAATTTGGCACAAGAATACCACTTACAGATATAATTTTTGGGGATGATAGTAGTAGTCATTATCTTGGTCTAAATTCTCCAACGGTAGATGTTCAAGTATTTACTTCTACTGCTAATACTTTTGGATCTACATATCCAAGGGTTACAGGTTTTAAAATATATGTTAGAAGGTCTAGTAGCACTAGTTCTTCTAGTGATTATTATTTGTTATCTGAAGTTAGCATAGAGCACGGTATAAAAATCTCAGAACATCAGAATAACTTTTCTATGTGGTCGTCATCTTTTGTTGATACTAATATGGCATATTTTGGTGATAAAAGTGTTGGCGATGACTTTCCCTTTCCATCTTTAATAAAGTATCCATATGAAGTTGATGAAATTCATACTGTAGAAGGATATAAAACTGCCGTAATTGCGAATAGGATGGCTTATATAGGCCACGTAAAGCAGGATGGTATAGTCTATGGAGATAGAGTATTAAAATCTGAAATTAATAAATTTGATAGCTTTCCAGCGTCTAGAATAATCGAAGCTTCTGTTAATGATGGGGATAGTATAGTAAAGCTTGAAGCTTATGCAGATAGGCTTTTAATATTCAAAAAGAATAAACTTGAGTTAGTAAATATTTCTCAAGAGGTAGAATTTCTAGAAGATATCTTTATGCATAAGGGAGTATCTCATCCTGCTGCTACTTGTAAGACTGACTTCGGTATTGCATGGGTTAATAAACAAGGATGCTATATGTATGATGGACAGAAGGTAAATAATTTACTTGAGAAAGCTGGTAGGCAGATAATAAAAGAAAGTGAGTGGAGTGATTTTGTAGATGAACCTATGATAGGATATATTCCAAAGAAAAGACAGATAATTGTTTCAGATGATATTACTACAACCGGAGATGGTGCTGCCTATTTATATGATATGGTGACACAATCTTGGGTTAAAGGGGCTGATGATACTATTACTGATCAAACTAAGACAAACTTTATTACAGATTGGAATGGTGATTTAGTGTATGCTCATACAGCTGGCACTTTAGTGAAGTGGGATGATGCTGGAGATGATTCAACTGCTTTTGTATTAGAAACTAAAGATATAGATTTTGGACAACCAGCACAGAAGAAAAGGGTATATAAGGTATATGTAACATATACTGGAGTGGATAGTCTTAGTGTAAATGTAGATTATCAGATAAATGGAGATAATGGTTGGAATGGATTTGCTTCTGGGGAGCCCTTGACTGGAAATACTGCTTCAGGGCAGAATGAAGCTACTCTAACGCTATCTTCTCCAGTGGAGTGCTATAGTTTTCAGTTAAAATTTAGTGGTACTGGTAAGACTGCTTTTGAAATTAATGATGTTTCAATAGTTTTTAGGTTGAAAGGACAAAGATAATGGGAATGACAAGACAAGAAAGAATAGGTTTACATAAGAAGCAGGAAAGGCTTCAAGTAAAGACTGGTGTTCCAGCTAAAGTAGATTTAAAAGAAGGAGTTCCAGTATTAAGGGCCACCAATGAAGGGGTTGTAGAGTATACTTTACATAATAATATAATTTACAAGAAAGTATTAGATGAGGGGTAAGTTATGGCAAAGAAAGTAAGTGCAAGAGCAAGATTAGGTGCAGCAAGAAGGTCTACTATTAGACGTCAAAAGAAATGGAAAACAGCTAAAGGCATATTTGAAACAGCTGGTACTGTAGCATCCTTTATAGGGAGCCAGGCAAAGAAAGGTGAGACAGCCTGGGGAGAGTATGAAAAAGGTTATGAAGCACTTGGAGGTGAGGATCTTCAAAGACCAAAATTTGGACAAAAAGGGTTTTTTAAAGGTCCTTCAGGAGAGGTGACTATAAATAAGAAAGCATATGATGCAGGACAGGTTAGGAAAGCTGGCGCATTTTTAGGTAGTGATGCTTCCTCTGTACTTTCTGATGACCAGAGGTCAAAATATTTGCAAAGAGTGGCTCCTGGTAGAACTGACGCTACTACATTTACAGGTGGATTTGGGACGAAGACTGGTGATATAGGTGTTGGTGGAGGGTTCGGACAAGGGACTGGCCATATTGGATTTCAACTTCCAGATATAACTTCTCAGCATACACCTAGTAAATCGCAAGAACGACAATATAGAATGGATACTGGTGCAAACATTAGCGGAACATATCCATCATTAACAGGAGGTACTGGTGGGGGATTTCAGGGAACTCTTCCAAAGAGATACACAGAAGGTGAGTTTCTCAAAACTGGAGAGACTGAAAGATCTGGGATGGTATTTAATAAGAAGGGAGATGTTGTAAGGACTATGTTGCCAGAATATTCAATGGATACTATGTCTGGCGTTGGTAAACCAGGCTTTAAGTTTCAAGGTTCAACTTCTCAGTATGCACCTAGTCAATTAGAACAACAACAATATAGAATAAAAGGTGACATTAGTCAAAAGAGACTATCGGATTGGCAGGAAGCTGGAAGCCCTATAGATTCTCCTAAACCTAGGGAAATAAGAGGTACAGATTCTCAATATGCACCTGAACAAATTCCTGTTCAAGATCAGAGTCAATCATTTTTACAGAAAATGCAACAAGGTATTACACAAAAGTTTAGTGATATAGGTGTAAAGAAATGGCAGGAAGGTCAATACCGAAAATCTATTTGGGAGAGGGAAGACCCAGATGATCCTAATAGTCCTTATAAAAGTGGCTCTAGTTATGCAAAGGGTGGTAGTTTTGTAACTAATGGACCACAAATGATTATGGTAGGAGATAATCCAGGCGGAAGAGAAGCTGTAAATGTTGTTCCTTTAGATTCAGAAGATGATAGGAGGGATTATTTAAAGAAACGCTTTAAAAATAATTCAGGTGGAGTAAGTATTTGGGATGTAAAAAAGATGAATAATGATTATTGGAATAAATGAGTAGTCTTGTAAAGCATATTGTAAAACCAGATTCTATTAATCCGGCTGTAAATCTGGATATAAGAAGGCTTGTGTATTTTATTGAGAATCAGATAAAGTTAAGGCCTGATAGTCTTGGAGAAGATCCATTTCCATTAGAACATTCATTTATTGATGGGCTTTATATTAGAAGATTAACAATACCTAAGGGTTATTATCTTGTTGGAAAATTGCATAAACATCCTTATATTAATTTTATTGAAAAGGGAGAAGTAACCGTTATATCAGATACAGGATCAAAATTAGTCAAAGCCCCCTGTACAATACATTCTCCTGCAGGAACTAAACGAATAGGGAAGTCTCATTCGGAAGTAATCTGGGTTACAGTTCATGCTAATCCTACTAATGAAAGAGATATAGATAAGTTAGAAGATATGTTACATGCTAAAAGTTATACTGAATTTGATCAAGTTGAACCACTTCCAGAAGGGTTAGTGTTGCAGATGATAGAATTGTATGGTATATATGATGTAAAAGAATTTAGAAAATTAACTAGAGAAATCTATTCTCATGAAAAAGATGGCTTCTGGAGCGATTGGACTGAAGATCAACAAGAGATTTATATGTCTGGAGATTGGGAAGCATTTTCTAAAAGTAGAGGATATACTGATGAGGAGATAGATACTTTAAGGAAATGGATAGAACTAAAAGAAGAAGGTGATAGACTTGGAATAGATCCTCTTAAATTTGTAGTAGATTTAAGTACTGATCAGACGATAAGAAATATTGAAAAGGATGTAAAAGGTGAGATATTGCTTTCTTCTCATATTCCAACAAGTAAAAAGTTACCTTATAAAGATAGGAGGGAAGAATTATGTCTGCAGTATTCACAGCAGCAGTAGTAACTATTGGATCTACTGTTGGTAGTGCAGTAGCAGGAGGCTTTGGAGCACAAACAGAGGAGGAAAAAAATAGGTTAAAAGGGCTAGCAGGGGAAGTTAAGCAAGACCAATTAGACCTACTAGGTGATGAGAAGGCACAAGGTTATAGACAAGCAGCATTAGGATATAAGAGTGCTCAATCTCAATTTAGTGGTGCTCAAAGAGATGTATCTATGGGAGCTGGAACTGGAATGCGTAATATTGGAGCTTCTGCAGATATTGCTAGATCTCAATCAGGTTTAGCTACATCAGGAACTATTGAACAAAAAGTTGCAACACAGACAGGCGATTTAATGGCAAAATATAAAAGTGATATGACAAAATTATTTGAGACAAAAAAACTTGCTCAGAAGGAGAGCGATCTTTCAATAACTTCAACAGATCTTTCATATAGAAGAGGTGAGATGTCAGCAGAAGAGGCATATCAAAATACATTGTCTGATATAGAATCACAACCAACTGGATTTTTAGAAGGGATGTTCGGGTAAGGAGAAATTATGGCAATATCATCAGATTTAGCAGGTGTATTTCAAATAATATTAGCTCAGCAGGAAGCTGAAGCTAGAAAGGAAGAGAGGCATCAGCAGACAGCTTTACAGCTTCTTACGTTAGAAATGGGTCAACAGAGTAGGCTTAAGGAAGTTGAGTTACAAGGTACTATTCAGGAATTTTATGATCTTAAAAAGGAAAGAGAAGAAGTTGGTACTCGTCTTAGTACAGAATATTCTAGATTAGATCCTAAATTTACTACTGAGGGCTTTACTAGTGTGACTAATACCTTTCAGGGAGTAGCTGAAGGTGATATGTCTAATTTATTGGAGAATATTGATTTGCTTTCTACTGATATTAGTAAGTTAAAAGTAGTAGAACAGCAACTTGCAGAGCAGAAATCATATTATAAAGGAGAGGAACAAGCTATAGCTGGCTTAACTACATTTGTAGATCCTCAAGAGTTTGAGACTTTTGTAGATGAATATAAGGAGAAGTATCCAGATAGACCTACTGCTGGACTTTATGCTGCTTATGAGGAGGGTAAAGTAAGTACTTATGAAAGAAGAAAGCGTGCTGATGAGATGCAGTCAACGTCTAAAGCTTTTGCTCAAAGTAATTGGACGTCTATGCGTGAATTAGTTGCTGACGATACTTTTGAAGTGACTGATTATACAGAAGATGAGATCTTACAAAATGAAATTGTTAAAATGATTTCCTTTAAAAACTATCCAGATGTTATAAATTATATGAATGCAGAAGCAACTGGCAAAGTAAAGGATGTTTTTTATGATATGTTTCCATCATTAATGGGGAGTATGGAAGGACATATTGCAAGCGTAGATGCAATAGAAACTGAGTTTTTAGGTGCAGGAAAAAGGGAACATGTAGCAACTATAACTAATAAACTTCTAAAAGATATATCTGGAGCTTCTACTGAAGAAGCATTTGAATTATATAAGACAGCTCAAGGTGAGCTTACAAATGAAGCAGATAAAAGAGCTATGTTTATTGAAATGGAGGAACAGCTTGGCAAGGGTGATCTTGGCAGTCAATATAGAGCACATTTAGGTGCAGCTTCAGGGCTTATTAAGAAGCAACCTATAAGAGTATCTTTAAAGGAGAGTGTTTTAGAGCAATACGACCCTACTGAGGATGAAACTCAGGCAGAGCAGATATATGAAGCTTTAGATACTATAGAAGCAAAATATGATGTAGATGATGAAGGTCTTTCGAGTAGGGATGTTATGATTGGTCCAGTCTCTGGTTTAATGACAGGGGATAGTAGACTATTTGAAGAACGTCCCGAATGGACTCCAGGTAAGGCTATGTTTGGTGGTTGGGGTAGTCTTGATGTTGGATTTGATTCGCCTTATTATGATGCTTTCTACAATGAAGTTCAAGATCAATTCTCAAGCTTAGTGTCAGAAGAGGATCCATTTGGACCTGACTTTTTATATTCTGGCATGGCAGAAGAGCATCAAGTACCCGAACTAATAAAAGAAAGATATGGAGATGCTGTTTGGCAAGAGGTTTTTAAAGTTGCAGATGAGGTAGGTAAAAAGGCACAAATTAAAGAAATAGAGGGAATATTAAAGAAGAGATCTGGAGAAGATTACTGGGATCTGATTAGAGCTCTTGATGCTATAAAGTAAAGGATAACTAATGCCATTACCAGAAGATTTTTTTGACACACCATTAGATACTGCTTACACACGTAGGAAGGATGCTCGTGATATTTTCCCTGACTTTGGAGAGGAAGATGTAGAAGAAAAGGGTAGTGCTTATGATGCTATAGGGGAATTTTTATGGAGTACTGGTGCACACTTTGTATCTGGTGGCACTATGGGACTTACTGAATTTGTTGCCCCTACTAAGGCATGGGAGGAAAAGACTACTCCCGAACGTATGGGTGCTGCTGTGGGGGAAGCTCTTGGCTTCTTTGTACCCATGAAGGCTATTGGTATGGGTGTACGTGGTACTATGGCCCTTGGCAAGTCGGGATCAAAGAGGATAGCTAAAGAAGCTATTAAGAAATCTGTTTCTAAGGTAGATGATGCTGCTTTTAAGACTGCTGCTACTAAAGGTTTAACTAAGAGTGTCTTCTCTAAAGAAGGTAAGCGTTTATTATATCAACATGAGCTTGGTGGTGAAGTTCTTGAGCGTGTAAATAAAGACTTAATGACTAATACCGAAGCAGCCTTGAGGGCAGGTATTAAGAAGTCTAAGCTTGATGTAGATAATGCTACTATTGGAACTATTATGAAGAGTTTTCAGGAAGGCTTGCAAGAAGGTAGACATATTAATTCTGTTTCTTCATGGCTCCATGCTAAGATAGCTCCTAAAGTTGGTGCTGGTCCTGTAGCACAATGGATGGCTAAATATACTGGAGAGGTTGCACAAGATGCTGTAGTCCTTGGTATTCAAGGAGTAGCAAGTAATGCTATACATGCTGCTGCTAGAGATGATATAGACCTTGCTCCTGGATCTGCCTTTGGGCATGCATTAATGCTATCTTTTGCCTTTCCAATGATTCGGGCTTTTGGTGGTGGCGGTGAAAGAAGGATTGGAGAATTCTGGGGCATTTTAAGAGCAAAGCATGGTAAGACAGATTATACTAAGTTAGCTGCTGGTGAAGATGCTGCTAATAATCTACGTGGTTTGTTAAGAATTATTACTGGTGGTAAAAGAAAGAATTTACTTGGCAAGACTGAATGGACAGGCAAAAGTGGGGAAAGCTATCATGTAGATGATTTTGCCAATCTAAACTTTAAGAATAAAGTAGTTTTTGATGATGCAGTAGATATTCTCAAGCAAATACAAGGTAGTATTGGTAAGTTGGACGGAATGAAAATCTGGGGAAAGGCATATTTTAAAGATACTTTTCTAAAGGCAGGTAGTTTAGGGCGTATGGCTTCTGGTGCTTTTGTTATGAATCTTGATATGTTTAGAGATAATGCGGCTATGTTTCGTCACCTTCCACCTGAAGAAGTTTTAACACATTTGCTTATTGGTGGCATGATGTCTAGAGGTAAAGGTGGATGGGCACGTGATCCTAAATCTAGAACTGGTGATGCTAAAGCAGAACAGATTAATGATTATTACCAGATGATGCATCTTCTTGGAATAGACCATTCTAAAGTTTCCGATTATGTAAGAGTAAAGAATTACCAAGATGTGGTTATGGGCAATCATATGGGATTAGTATTTGATCCTACAGCACAAGAAGTAGAACGTATCTTTAAAAAGTATGAAAAAATTATTGATACTGAGCATAAGCATAATAGGACGGAGAAATCTTCTAAAGAAGTAAATGATCCTGTAGAGGAGTGGCGATTATTAAGAAATGCTGTGGGTTTGATGAGGGAAGATGGATATGATCAGGCTAATTATAATATACTTACTAAAAAAGAGAAATCTAGTTTAAGGGAAGAACTTAAAAGGGTTATTTATAAAGACAAATCTTTAAAGGATGTTAGTTATAATAGATTTATGCAGGAGTTTTCTTTAGAACAAGCTGAAACTTCTGGTAAAATGTATACTAGTTTTCTTGAGCGATTGCAAAGAGAAAGTTACGAAGGTGCTGGTGATAAAGTTTTAGATGGCTTTCTTGATAACCAGGGTAAACTTAATCATGGTGGTATTCTCTGGGAGCATGAATCATCCGACATAGCAGAGCTTAGAGATCTATTATATGTACTTGAGAATAATGGTAGAGCTATAAAGATATCTGAACAGTTTGAGACTACTAATTTTTCTGAGAATCCTAAAGCTTTAGCAAGATTAGAACGGTTAAGTCAGGAATTTCGTGAACAGCAGAAGCAAATGGGTCTTGGAGAAGGAGTTGAATTTACATTTCATTTAGGCAATCCTGAATCTAATCCATTTCTACGGGAGTGGCTACATTTACAAATGACGAAAGGCCAATCTCGTATTGCTGATATTGTAACTAAATCAAATACAGCAGAGATGGAACGTGGTGATAGTGGCTTTATGGATGTTATTGCTAGAGAGTTTGCTGATGTTGATGGAGCTATATTATTTCCTACTAAATATCGTGTTGTAAGTGCTGAAACAGGAGAGGAAATAAGTGATACAACATTACAGGATCAAATATTTGGCATAGCATCTGCTTTATATGAGGGAGCTCCCAAGACAAGGCGGTTTGATGAAAAGGGAGAAGTAACAATTGAAGAAGGTGTAGCTAGGCAGATTGTTGGTGCTTATGAAGGTCTTAATCTATCTATACCAGCAGAAAATTTAAAACATGATGCTCATCTAGAGTATATTAGATCAAGGGCCTATGAAAAGGTAGATAAACGTGAAGAGAATATACGTGTTATTCGTAAGTTAGAAGAAGAAAAATTAGCTGTAGTAAATAGAGAAGAAGGTGTAGTTCTTGTTAATTCTGATGTTGGGATACGTATGATTGCTGATAAGGAGGGTGGCTTTACCACTAAGCAAATAGAAGAACTTGTTGCATCACATCGAGAAATAATAGGTACTTTAGGAAATAACATTGAACAAGCTCCTGGCGTTCTTGAGTTTACAGAACCAGGTGCGCTTACTAATGTAGAAAGTTTACATGCTATTCGGAAGATGCTTCCTGGCATATATGAGAAGGAAGTGCGTACTAAGGTAATGGACATACTGGACAATCCAGAAAGAATTACTTTATTAGATAAAGAAACTCTTCAGGGAGAGCTAGATATATTAACTGAGAATCTAAAGGTTAAGAATTATGAAGGAGCTTTTAAAAGCTTAGAAAATCTACGTAAAAAATTGCCTGGATTTGAAGATGCATTTGAGAAGATATACGAAAGAATAGTTAAGAATCAAGATGAAGAGCTGCCCCTTGAGCTTGAGACATTTGAATTAAGTAAGGGTTCTGGTAATGTTTATAAAGCAATGCAGGAATATGTAGCTTCTGAGAAGTTAGCTTCACAGGCAATAGAAAAATATCTTATTCAGTTAGTCTATAGGGGTGGAGACTTTAGATCTATAAGTGATTACAATAGATTGGTTGATAATCTTCTTGTTTCAATAGGTGCTGGTACGGAAAAGATACCAATGGATCAGCTTTTTGAAACATATTTGCAGAAGAATAGCTATGAAAGCTTGCAACAATTAATGCATGGGATAAATCAGCTTCATTCTGGCAGGAAGGTATCTAATGAAATAGATAATACACATCTTATAGATGCTATGGAACAGATGTTTCAGAACTATGCTGATGCTCCAAGTAAAACTAAGATTAGTATAGCTCGTAACTATGGACTCTTAGATCCTAATGGTGATATAAGTCCTTTAACAGTAGAGCGATTAAGAGCTAGTGATTTTGAATCAATCAAGAAAAATATTGCTCCAGATAAACTTACTGATAGAGTGGATGAAGATCTCTTTTATCTTGGTGAGCTAATCAGAACCAGTAGAGAACAGAAGATGGTGCGTCTTACTA